GGTGCTCGCGTCGATGGAGCGGCGCAGGCTGAGTATCTGCCCTTCCCAAAGCGGCGTGCCGTCGTCGATTTCCACCCAGGCGCCGGGCACGACTGCTTTCGGGGGCGACCTCAGCGCGTCGCGCACGACGAGGTCGAAGCTCGCCGTCCCGTGCCCGCCGGGGTTCGCGCCGCCGAACTGGACGGCGGTGAGCTTGACCGGGCCGATGGGGGTGTCCTCAGTGATGTTCTCGCGGAGGGTGAGGGAAGGGCCAAAGGAGAGGTAGCCACCGCATTGCGCGAGCGGGCCGGCCGTGGCAAAGGGCTGGATGCCGCTCGCCCACGTGTACCCGCCGTCGATGGTCTTCCATAGGGAGCCGTGTCCGGTGACGTACTGGGTTAGACCCGGCTCCATTGTCATTTCCGTGCCTACGACAGGGCTTGTAGCGTGCCAGCCGCCACCACCGTCAGCGCTGCGCCACACCACGTTTGGGTCAGCCTGGCCGACAACGCACAAGAATCCACCACCAGAAGTGTAAACAAGCCTCGTGGCTCCCTCGGGGGGGGATAACGAGTCGACAAACACAACTCCATGATCGGACGAGGAGTAGACGCGGTTCATAGAGAGGTCAGCCTCGCCGGTAACAACGTAGTGGCCGATGTTGTCACCCGTCACGGGGCCAGCCGCGATGCAGTTCGCGCTGTTATTCCAAGCGTAGGCGGTCGCACTTGGAGCTGCCCACGTCACGCCGCCGTCGGACGTGTATCGGCGCACCCAGTTGCCGCCGCTGACATCGCCCGTCACCCAAGCAACCGACGTCGTAAGCGCCCGGACCTCATAGAGAGCCGTGGCACCGATACCGGCGACCGTCGTTGCCGCCCAGGTCCGACCGCCGTCGGTCGTCTTCCAGATGGTCGATGCGCCCGCCAGCACGCCGCAAGCCCAACCGATATCGGAGCTGACCCAAGCGACCTCGGTTGGCGCCATGTCCACGCTGCTGACCGTCGCGTCGATGACCTGCGTCCACGTAAGCGCCCCGTCGTCTGTGCGCCACAGCCCCCCGGCCCCGCAGGCCGCGAGTCCTTTCATCGGGTCCATGAAGCGCAGCCGCAGGCAGGCGTTGGCCGTGCCGGGGTAGACGCGCCGTTCCCACGTGCCGCCGTCGTCGAGCGTGCGCGATATGCCGTAGGGACTTGCACCGTCGCAGGCGTACAGCGCCGTCATGTGCTTCTGATTGGTGAACTTGACGGTCAGCATTGAACGTCACCCCAGCGGGGTATACTGAGATGGTCTACTAGGAGGGGAACATGCGCAGGCTCGTACTGCTGGTGGGCGTCGCGGCGCTCGCACTCCTCATGGCCGCTCCGGCGCAGGCGACGACAATGCGGGAGTGGAAGGGCGCTCTGGAGCAGGCGACTGTCCAGTACGGCGAAGTGTTCTGGAGCGAGAGAATCGATCCGAGTGTGGAAAACGGGTTGGGGATCGGACTCAGCAGTCTCCTCACCGGTTTCGACCCGTACTGCGAAGGATGGGGCTACGGTGCCATGGATCAGTGCTGCTACGTGCTCGCGCTCTACGGGGAGTTTCCGTGCGATGGGATCGACTGGAATACCTTCTTCAATACCGGCCGGACACGTCTGCTCCCCTACGTCAAGGACTTCTTGCGCCCGTGGCTGAACGGGCCGATTCCTCAAGAGCAGTTGCGGTTGCTGTACCGGCCGCCCGTGCTGGACCTCACGGCGCCGACAGCGTTCGGTCGCTGACCTCATCTCGCCACCCCGTACCGCGCCGGGTACTTGTACGTGACGGCGACGGCATGTGTGTTCGACGTCAGTGCCCCGGCCGCGTCCTCGACCACGACGATGAGCCGCAGGGGGCAACGCTTCATCGAGGCGGCCGAGAAGTACACCGTCATGTTGCCGGTGCCGTCCTGCCCGACGCTCAGATAGCAGCGCCGCGCATTGTACGGAGCCTTCGCGTAGAGCGTCAACGCAGTCGGCGAGGCGTCGTTCGCGCTGACCGATGAGAGCGTGTCAGAGCGCACCGTGTTCCCGTCGATGTCAGCCCAGACCACCCTCACCACGGCGCTCCCGGCGACGTATGAATCCACGTCGCGCGTCACGCCGAACTGATACCACTGGCCTGGCGTGACAAGGGGCGTGCCAAGGACCGTCGCGGCATACCAAGCCCAGTGCGAGGCGGCGACGATCTTGATGCGCGAGGTATCGGCCATGACGTGGACCCCGGCATCGGTGCGGCCCCAGTCGGTCGGCCACGTGCTGCCACTCGGCGAGGCGGTCGCTATCAACTCTGGGCAGTGCGCGGCAAGGACGGTCGGCGTGAGCGGGCCTGAGGACTTGAGGTGGGTCGCGTCGGCTGCCCCGTCCTGCCAGCACCCGCTCGGGCCGAAGTCGATCTGGTCGATCTCGGTCGTCGGCGTGTCGGGGTGGTAGGAGAAGTAGCCGAGATCGAGCGGCAGCAACACGATGGCGTCGATAGCGAACGTGTTGGTGCCGTCCGAGCGGCAGTAGAAGGTGAGGTTCGCGGCCGTGCCGAACGCGGTGTCGGCGACCGGCAGGTGCACCTCGGGGCCTTCGACTAGGTGGTACGTCGCCTTCGTGACCGCGACCTCGGTGAGGTTCTGCGAGTCCATCACGTACCCGGTCCCGGCCGACTGAGCGATGCGGTAGAGCGGCCGGTACGCGCCGGCCGGATAGGGCGAGGTGTCCAGCGATGCGGTCTGCCAGCTTGCGGACGTGGTGCTGCGCGGGTCGTTGCTCCAGGCCGTCGCGGTCGCGCCGACGGCCGTCATCGTGGTCCAGGTGAGGGCGCTCGCGTAGACCTTCCACATGGTGTCTTTCAGGGCCGCGAGCGCGAGGGCGACGTGGACACTGTGCATGTCGTTGCCGCTCGAATCGTCGACCGTCACATCAGCTGGGGAGCCGTGGGTACCGAGTAGTGTGGCGAGAGACAGGCTGGCGGGGGTGTTGAGGGCTTGGGCGCTGTAGAGGGTCTGGAACGCCCCGTCCGGCCACGTATCGACCGTCATCCGCCAACTGACGATCTGCTGCCATCCACACCAGGTCGTGAGGTCCTTTGGCATCGGATTCGTGCAACTGAGGACCCGGTACGCGAGTGGGTTCGTCGCCCCCTGCTGGAAGTGCACGTAGATGTTGCCCGGCTGTGCGACCTCGGCGATCAGCGCCTCGTATCGAGTCGCCAGGTTGTCAGCTGAGGTGCCCTCGACCTCGACCGAGACATCGACGGTCATGCCATCGTCGCCGAGCACGAACGACTGCAACCGATACGGTGACGCCGAGGAGAGCTTGCCGAACTCCAGGTGGCCGAAGTAGTCGCTGCTCATCCCGTCACCATCCTCTGCGTCGCACGAATCGCCGGAGCCAAGCGCCGGGTGACTTCCTGCGTGATGTAGTCGATCGATCCTTCGATCTCGTCATCGTCACGGAAGTAGTTGTCTCCCGTGAACACGAACTCCAGACTCACGTCGCCGCTACCGCCGACCGTGCCGCGGCGCAGGTTGCTGATGACCAGCTCGTCCTTGCCTGCCTCGCCGAGCAGTGCCGGGACGCCGCCCGGCTGTGCTTTCACCAAGCCGCCCTTCGCCAACTGCCGCCGCGCGGCCCACGGGTAGCCGGCGCCGACCGGCGAGGTGATGACCCCGGACGCGCGGCCGGCGGCGTGGATCATCTGGCCGCCACCGATGTAGATGCCGGTGTGCCCCCAACCGAACTGATCGGTGTACTGCGCATTGCCGGTCTTCATGAAAATCTGGTCGCCGGGGCGTATCGCGCTCTTCGGTATCTGGCTGCCGAGCACCCACTGATTGCCGGTGTAGGTCGGGAAGTTCGGCCGGCCCGACGCCCGGTAGGCGCCCATCACGAATCCCGAGCAGTCCCACGTGCTCGGTCCGGTCGCGCCGACCTGGTAGGAGTCGCCGAGGTGCCCCTTCGCCCACGAGGTGGCGCGCAGGCCGTTGACCGCACTGCCGATTTCGCTTCCAAGGCCGGTACCAAGTCCGGAGCCGAAGTTGAACTTGACGTTTACGCCGATGCCGATTGCCTTCTTGAGGACATTCTCAATCTCGGTGTGCGCTTTCTTCGCCTTCGTGACTGCGGCGTCCTTGTCGATGTCGACCTTCGGCTTCGGGTGCATCTTGCCGATCTTCGTGAGTTCTGAGCCGGTCTTCTTGAAGCTGGAGGTCGTTCTGTCAGCGGCATTTTTCGTCTTGTCCCACTCCGCAGCAGCTTTGCCACCGAACCGCGACGCCATCAGCTTGTGCTGCCGCTCAATCTCCTTGTTCGTCATGCCCATCTTGCGGTCGAAGCCGTCGATGATGTTCTGTAGCTTGCCGCCGAGATAGTCACCGAGCGCGATTGCTCCAGCCAACGCCCCGGCCCACGGGACCAGCCGAAGCACGCCACTGAATCCCGCCACAGACCCCGCCGCACCAGCTGCACCTGCCGAGATTCCGCCAAACATCCCTGCGATACCGGCGGTCAGCTTCATCGCCAGCAGACCACCGACAGCCACCGCCACAAGGTCGATGTTCTCAGCAGCGAACTTGGCGATTTTGCCGATGGTCCGGAAGAACCCAACGATCTGTTCCTTGTGCGCATCAAACCACTTGCCGATGGCACGGATAGCGTGGCTCACAGTCTTCTGTATCTTCGGCATCAGCTCGATCAGCGCCGGCATCCCCGTCTCGGACAGCCACGTAAACAGCGGCTTCACGGCCGTCGCGAAGACCTGTGTCAACGAGTCCTTGATGGTGCTCCAGAGCCCCGCGAAGCTGCGCGACTGCTTGTCCATCATCCCGCCGAACATACTGCCCTTGTCGGTGATCTTCTCGAACGCCTTCTCGATCTCCGGGAAGCCGACCTCGCCGGCTTCGACGAGACCACGTATCTTGTCCGAACTGACACCGAGCACGCCAGCCAAGGCGCTGTAGATCGGAATACCCCGGCCGGCGAGCTGGTTCATGTCCTCCATCGTGATCCGACCGCTGACCTTCATCTTGCCGTAGATGTCGGCGAGCTCGCCGATCGGTATCTGCAGCGCGCTCGAGATGTCCCCGAGACGCGTCATCAGCGGCACAGCGTCCTTGGCCGCAACGCCATAGGCAACGAGGCGTTTGGTCGCGTCGGCGAGCTCGGGGAACTCGAACGGCGTCGCCGAAGCCATCTTCGTGACCTCGGATATCAGGCTTGTCGCAGCCTTTGTCGAGCCGAGCATCGTGCCCATCGCAATGGTCGTTTGCTCAATCGAGGAGTTGAACTTGAACCCGGCGACGGCACCGGCAGCCAGCCCGGCCCCGAGGGCGAGCACCCCACCCTTCGCCGCCATCGTGAGCACGCCGCCGATCTTCGTCCCGATCTTGCTGATGCGGTCGCCGGCGCCGGCGAACTTCCGTTCAGCCGCGTCGATGCCGCGGTTGAACTTGGAGTCCTCCAGGTCGATGTAGGCGACGAGTTCGCCGACGGTCATTGCCACAGCTCAGTCCCCCCCTCTGCGGTCTCGTCGCTGGGCGGGTACAGCGCGTAGTGCAGGCGCGAGTCGGTGTGGACGAGCGCCCGGATACGGACCTCAAGCCAGCGCCCGGAACGCCGTTCGAGCAGGCCGGGTTCGCCGAGGTCTATGCCGTAGCGTTCCTGCATGTCGATCTCGATCAGGTTCCAGTGTTCGAGGACGTCGGCCCAGCTGGGGCCTTCTTGGCTGTGGTCTTCGGGCGGGTCATACCATCGGCTGAGCCCCGTTGCCGGGTCGACGGGGTTGCGCGGGCGGGGTGCCGCCTCGCTGCCCGGTTCGGGGCCGGCGGTTCCCCCGAGAGTGCCCACGCCTGCAGGTTCCAGAACGCTTCAGCTGACTCGCGCCCCTGCAAGTAGAAGACCGTCGCTGTCGAGAGCACTGCCTTGATCTGCGTGTTCGTGCAGCCGTCAGCCGCCATCTGGCCTTCGACTTCTCCGAAGAGTTCTTCCGAGACAGCGCGCTGCTCAGGGTACGCTATCGGCTCCTCGTCTTCGGGTAGCGCGCCTTGCTGCTGGTCAGTGATCTTGTGCAACTTGAGCCAGAGCGTGCCGCTGATGCTGCCGGGGAAGGGGTATTCCTTGCCCCCCACCGGCAACACCAGCGGCTCGTCTTCGTCCAGGAACTCACTGAGGTCCTTGAACTTCGCCATGTCCGTCCCCTCCCTCTATTGCTCAGGCCACGGTAACGTCGACGGTGACGGTGCAGACGCCGGTCGAGTTGGTGACCAGGACCGTCGACGCCCCGGCGGTCTCAGCCGGCGTGACTCCCCAGATGTTCCGGTCGTCAACGACGGTCCAGGTCGAGAAGCTGTGCGCTTCCAGTGCCACGCCAGTCGTGGCCACGATGTCGTCGACGCCGGCCAGGAAGAAGTTGACGCCAACGATATGTACCAGCGTCCCGCCGGCCGCTGCGATGCCAGTGTTCGGCGTGCAGCTGTAGACGATCGGGACGGCCGCGGCGTAGTCCGGGTGCGTGTCCGCGGTCAGCTTACCCTGCCCCGTCAGCGTGACGCTGCAGGTGTCGAGCGCGTCCATCCCGCCGCCGTCCTCTGACCAGGAGACGGCCGCGTAGCCGCGCCAGGCCTCGGTGACGGGGCCGCTCGTCGTGACCTCGTAGAAACGGATGTCGACACGGTTCTGCGTACCGAGCAGAAGCGAGGCGGCGCGCAGGACTTCCTGCCCGGCATCGTAGGCGACCGCCGAGGCCACGGTCACGGCGCGCTTGAGCTTCGTCGTGACAGCCCACGAGTACGCCGTCGCGGTCGAACTCTTGGCACCTTCGCCGTCAAAGTCGCTGTCGTCCTGCATCACGTTGTCGCGTGACGCCTTGAAGTCCATCATGCCGTTGACGGCGATCCAGGACGGCGCGGCGTAGGTGCCGGTGTTGACATCGCAGAACCACTTGCGGTTCAGCGTGTCGGCTGCTAGAGGTGTCTTGTCAACGTGAGCCATGCTCTTCTCCTATTCTCAGATTCGGTTCGTCGCCGGTCGGTAGGTGTCAAGGTAGTAGTTCGCGACGTTCGACCAGCGGTTGTTGGTGTCTTGCCCCAACGTCGCCGCCGAGTTGCGTAGGCACTGCACGACGACGATCCCGGTCGATAGCGTCCAGTTCGTCTTGGCGTGCAGGTAGGCGAAGATCACGTCGTCGAGGTCGTCCACGAGCCGCTTATCGGCGCCGCCCCAGCGCGTGCGCACCTGCAACCCCGTGACCGAGTCGGCCATCACCGCGTCGCTGACCGCGTAGGTCGTAAGCGCGATGATACGGTCCGGAGTCGACGGGATATTGCCCAGGACGATGCCGGTCTGCGTCGCGGTGTACACGCCGGTCGTGTTCCAGGTGCCAATAGCCGCCGCGTTGAACGCCACAGCGATCCCGGTCAGCAGGTTCGTGTCGAACCCGGCGGTCACTTCTTCTTCGCTCCCGTCGCGGGCGGCACAGTAGTATCGAAGTACCCACCCTCGCCGACTATCGCCGTTGTCCCCGGTTTCACAGCGACAACGCCGCCGGTAGCGGGTGGCTTCGGCTTCGGCTTCGGCTTCGGCTTCGCGATCGGTTCAGGCAGCATCACCCAGTTGTACGCTGAAGCGTAGTCCAGCATCGCGTTGCCGCCGACCTCGCGGACCTCGTTCGTGTGGATGTTCTGGAATCGGGCCATTCGTCACTCTCCTCAGCCAAGTTCGGCCTTGATCTCACGAGCGATCAGCGCCTCGACGGCGTGCTGCTCGGAGTTGATCGGTTGTTCCAGGTACTTCGCCTGCCGTCCCGCGTCGTGTTGCATCGTCATGTCCTCGTGCTGCGTCACGGCGTACGGAGTGTCGAAGCTGTCTGCGCCACGCAAGGCATTCTCATCGACGCTAGCAACGCCGGAGAGCATCAGGGTCCCCTTCTCGATAGGAACCAGGCGATTCGCCACTTCGAGCACGTGTTCCGTGCCGAGATACAGTCCGCGCACGGCACCGTGGCGTTCCTTCTCCTTGACCTCGCGGCCCTTCCATGTCATGCGTGTGAGGGTCATGTGCAGGCGACCTCGACGTGCGTGACCTGGCCTTTGTACTCCTTCGGCGATACCGCGATGACCGTGCTGACGAGCGTCGCGATTGTGATGCGCGAGTTCGGCGTGAACTTCGCCTCGTCGGTCGAGGCCACGTACAGCGTGCGTTCGGAGACGACCTCTTCGCCGTCGGCGTTGCGCACCAGTCGGCGGGTCGTGGACACGCCGCAGGTGACGTTCGCCGAGGCGGCATAGATCGGGCCAACGCCGCTTTCGCCGCTGAACGTCTCGACGGCGACCGTGGTACCCATGTTCTTCGCGACTTCGACGCGTGTCTGTGCGACTTGTGTCGCGGTGAGGCTCATGTCGAGTCCTCCGTTGTCACGCAATCGAGGTCGTCTGAGTAGCCATCGGCTCTGGTCGTCGCCGAACTACCCGAGGCTGTGCCGCCGGCGTAGCCCCAGCGTTTGCGCCACGTCTCGGCGTCGCTGCGGTAGCCTTCGGCGATGTTCGAGAGGCTGGCCGACATGTCGCCGGCCGAGAAGGTGACTTGCCTTGTCCAGAGCGCCGCGAGGTTCTCAAACGCCGCGGCGGTCGCCCGCTGCCAGGTGCCTTCGATCGTGATGAGCCCGGCGATCTCGGCGTCGGAGAAGTTCGCGTCGGCCGGCTTCGGCCCGGAGCCGGAGACGGTATCGGCTATGGAGAAGCGAACGCGATCTCTATCGAGCGTGAGCGCATCGCTATACGTGAAGGCCACGAGTCCCTCCGATCCGGGCTCCCGGCCGAGGGCAGTACGTCTACCCCCGGCCGGGGTTAGTGGTTACGTTAGGACTCGTTCACCGTAGTCATGAGTAGCCCGGACTGTGTGCCCGTGCCGCACGATTCGGCGTGCATGACGTAGGTCAGCGGGTTGGCTACCGCCGTGACGCCAGAGAAGAGACAGCGTCCGGTCAGGTAGATCCGGTGGTCTGTGCCGGTCGCGCCGTCGACGATAGCCGCCGTCAGCGTGCCTGAACCAGACACCATGTTCGCGAACAGGCAGTCTTCGAGGAAGAGCGAGAAGACTTCCACGTCCACGTCGGTCGCGACCGTGATAAGCGCGTGGTCGGTCGTGGAGCTCCACGAGAGGAACTCGCACTTGATGAACTTGTTGCGGTGTACGTCGCCGGTTCCCTTGATGATCCAGAGGCCATGCGTGGCCGCTGTCCGCACGAGGGTGTGCTGGCCGATGGTGCAGCGGACGAATGCGCATTCACCGGCCCCGCTCAGCTTGAGCGAGTACGAGGCCGCCGTAACCGAGGTCGGACACATGAAGAACACGTTCGTGAAGGAACACCGCTGGCCGCTAACGAGGGCGACGCCGGACGCGCCGGACGCCTTCTCGTTGTTGAACTGCATGTTGCGGATGATGCAGCCGTCGCCCGAGAAGGTGATCGCCGGAGTGGCGGCAACAGTCGCAGACCACACGGCGCGGCAACGCTGGCCGACTCCGGGGAGGTCGCAACCGACACCGATAAGGTGCGTGTACGACTTATCCCACGCGATGGCGGCAGTCTCCGCAGTCGCTGAAGCGCCGGCGATGAAGAACACCGTGTCGTGTTGGTTCGCAACGGTGAGATCCTCAGCCGCCGCGAGCGTCTTCTTTGCCCGCAGCACGTCGGTCCCGTCGTTGGCGTCACTGCCGTTGACCGGGTCGACGAAGTAGTACTTCGACTTCGGCCCGAACGGCACGCCGGCCAGAGCAGGAACCCCGCCGAGCTGGAAGAGCATGTCAGTCACTGTGGTCATGACGCGCAGCCTCCCTTCTCAGGCGTTGCCCTGATGAATCCAGCGCCAGTCGCGCCAGCCGTAGCTGTAGCGCATGTAGCCGATCCACGTCGAGTACAGCGTCTCGTCCTGCTGCTTGCGCTTGACGTCCGGGGTCACGCGGTCGAACCAGAACAGCGACTGCTTCATGAGACCGGAGTCGATCATGAACCAGGCGGTTGAGCTGGTCAGGCGCGGCCAGACCATGTAGCGGAAGCGGCCCTGCTGCGGGTTGATGTCGTTGTCGGCCTTGCCGACGACGTTCGGGGTCTGCGTGATGATCTTGGCGTCGTTCTCGAGCGCCACCGGCACCAGGAGCAGGTCCGGGCTCACGCCGACGATGTTGTTGGTGTCGTCGACCACGGCCAGCATCGTCTGGCGCACCATCTCGACGTTCGCCGCACTGAGCGCCAGCGCCGAGATGTTGTCCTGCGTCACCGCGGACTTCGTCGGGGACGCGGGGTGGCTGGCGTTGCAGAGGCTGACCGCGTCGCCGCCGACCGGAGTGGCCGCGTCGGCGTTGTTGAAGACGTTCGCGGCGTCGATCTCGCGCTTGAGCGCGGCCGAGCGGCCGAGCTGCGTCGCGATATCGGTGATCGTCGCGTACTTGTTGTCGTCGGCGAACTTGCGCTGGATGTCGGCTTCGAGCGCGAACTCCTCGTGGGTGAACGTGCTCTTGTAGCCCTTGTCGTAGCTGACCTTCGGCACGACCCCGGTCGACTCCCAGAGCGCCCACGCGTCCGGGGAAGTGGTCCCGAACGAGTAGAAGAACTCTTCAGCCGAACTGGAGGTCTGAACGTTGAACAGCTGGCCGAGCATGCTGGGCACGCCCGAGTAGCCGATGGAGAACCACTCGCGGATTCCTGGGGCGAGTGCTTCAGCCCATTGTGCGCTGGTAAGCATCTACCTCACCCCTCTCAGACCTTGGTGACGGTGTCGACATGGCTGCCGTGGATGAAGCAGACCAGCGTCTCTTCGTCGGCGGCAGAGTTGGCGTAGACGATGAGATCGTGGTTGGCGTCGGTGGCAACGGTCATCGCGCCGGTCGCCCCCGAGATGTCCAGGAAGGCGCCCTTGAGCCGGGCGTTCGCGTCGTAGACGCCGAAGATCGAGTCCTCGTCCACGATGACTTCGATCTTCGTCCCGGTCGTGGCGACGCCGGTACAGACCGCAGTCTCGTTGACGATCCCGAGGAAGGTGACGGCGTCGGTGGCGCTGATCTCGCACTCGCCCGAAGCGAGCGAGACGATATCGCCCTTGTGATAGGTCGCGGCACTTGCGGCCACGAACTTCTGGATGGTGGGCGGACCACCACAACGGCGTCCACGATAACGGAAGCCGGCGGAGGTGTCAGCCATGAGAGTTCACCTCTTTCAGGTTGAGCTTACGTACTGCTCAGCCATCACGGCTGCTACCTGCGGGGCATCGCGCCCCCGTCCGTACCCGTAACTGTACCCCCTTCGGCGCTATTGCGCCAAGGCGGCCTTCTCACGCGCGGCGACGACCTGCGGGTCTTCACCGGCAGCCTGCGCCGCCATCGCCACCTTGTTCGCCGCGTACTTCTCCGGCGACACGTTCATCAGCTTCGCCGCTTCGAGTTCATCGGCGGTCAGCTTCACGCTCTTGCTGCGGTCGCCGTTCCCACCGGCACCGCCGTCGAGCCCCGGCGCGGTCGAGCGCGTCGACATCGGCACACGGCCGGCGTCGACGAGCGCCTTGACCGCCTCGGCCACGCCGCTGATCCGGCCGTTCTCGTCGATCGTGACGGTGCTCTGATCGGCCAAGAGGTACACGTCCTCCGGGTGCGCGGCCCCGGCCTTGTACGCGGCATTCTCGAAGGCGGCCTTGAGCGCGGCTGTCTTCGCCTGCTCCAGCGCATCCTTCTCGCGCTTCTCGGCGTCCTCGGCGCGCTTGTTCGCCTTCTCCAGGTCACTCATCGCGGCCTGCTGCCGCGCCTCCTCGGCCTCGCGCAGCTTCTTGAGCTCGCGGCGGTTGGTCGCGGCTTCGCTGTTGGCGGTCGAGAGTGCGGCGGCCGTACGTGCCAATTCGGCCTGTAGCTCCTCGACGGTCTTGCCGCCGGTTGCGGCGCCGGCTGCCTTTGCGGCGTCTAGTTCGGCCTGCGCCTTCGCGGCGTCGGCTTCTGCTGCGATCTGCTCTGGTGTCTTCCCCTCGTCAGCCATCTCGGCTACTCCTCTCGGTGGGCATCACGCCCTGCGATTCAATTCTTCCATGAGCGCCAGACATGCATTTTCAGTCATGTCTGGTGTGCAGGTTTCCTCGTAGACACAATCGTCTGGAGTCTGGTACTTTCGTCCGGCTCTTTCGGTGCACGGGTATCGATAGAGCATCTTCCGACGGCGACATTCCGCCCACATTCGCGCTCCTGCTGGAAGATCGTCACCGATCTTCTTCAGGGCTCGGTCAATGCGGGTATTGCGTTTGGCCATCTGCCCCAGTGTCGTCATCATGCGCTCTTGTACTCGGTCGTCGCGAACGTGTGCGCGCTGACGTTCGTCTTGCAGTAGAACGAACCCAGGCACGGCCAGCGCATCGGCATGCAGGCCGCCGGGTGGGTCATGTAGGTCGCGTCGTCGACGACGGCCAGGTGCGCCAGGTAGTAGGTGGCCAGCAGGTTGATGAGCGTGACGGCGCCGGCTTTGTCCGTGCACGCCGTCGTTGCCGCGACAAGCGCGAGCTGCGTTGCGTCCGCTCGCCCGCCGTGCTTGGTCGTGCTCGCAAGGTGGGTGAGCATGTTGGTGCGGATCAGGTTGACCTCGGCGACCGCCGTCGCCTCCGTCGTCGCGTTCGTGTGCGTGATCGTCCCGGTCGCGGCAGCATGGTAGGCCGTCGACGCGATGTGCACGATAAAGTCCTCCATGACCTCATCGGCCAGGGCATAGAGCTCGGTCGTGTCGTTCGTCGCCGGGTTGGTCGCGTCGATCGTCGTCACGTCGGCGATCTTGTGCGTGAGGACCGAGCACCACTGCAGCGTCTCGGTCGTCACCGTCGGCGCCACTTCCATCAGCAGCATGGTCGGATCTGGCGTGACCAGGACGTACGCCGTGGTCGCCGGGGAGTACAGCGTCATCGTCGGGGAGACGGTGAACGGGTTGCCCCCGGTGTACGAATCCGACGCCGGGATCGTCGGTATCGCGAAGGCCGCGCTGTGCGGGCCAAGCGGGACGGTCATTTCGTCGCCCCCTTTCGGGCGGTAACGGAGGTGCCCTTGCGAGCGGGAGCGGCCTTCTGCGCAGCCGTGCGGCGGACCACGCTCGGGCTCGGCGCCGACACTTCGGGGGAATCGAGGTCGATGAGACGGTCGTACTCCGCACGGAACGCCTCCTCGGTCACGGGGTCGAGCACAACGCCCAACTCCTGCATCTCGGCGAGCGCGGTCTCTAGGTCTCTGACCATCTCAGCGTCCTTTCTTCTTCGACTTCGCCTTGCCGGCGGTCTGGTAGGCGATCGCGGCGGCCTGCTTCGGCGACTTGCCCTCGCGGATTAGCGTCGAGATGTTCGCCTCGATGACCTGCTTGCTCGAGCCCTTGCGCAGCGGCATCTCACGCCTTCTTCTTGCCGAACGGCGGAGCCTTCTTGCCGGCGAACGGCGACGGAGTCTTGCCCGCCTTCGGGTTGTTGCGCTTCAGGCGCGAATCCTTCGGCGTGCCCTTCGACGGCTTTCCACCCATCACGATACCTCCTCGTCTGACCGTAAAGTGTAGCCCTGCCTGCCGATTCGGGCAAAGCGGCGGGTCATGCGGCCAACTCCGTGCAGACCGCGCGGTACGGCCGCATGAGCAACTGATTGACACGCGACTCGGAGATCCCCAATATCTCGCCGACCGCGCGCTGGCGGTAGCCGAACAGGATGACGGCATAGAAGATGAACTGCTCACGACGCGGGAACTCGGCGAGCACCTGGTCGACCGTGATGCGCAGGTCCGGCGAGGACGTCCGTTCGTCAGGCAGCCAATCGACCGGGAACTCCCCGTCGCCGACGGGGGTCGTGAGCAGTGGTTCGCCCACACGCCGAGTATGGTCCCGGCTCCGCGCCGCGTCGATGAGCGCCGAGTTGATCCGGCCACAGATGTAGCCGGAGAAGTGCTCAGCGTGGCGATCAGGGACGTAGCGGTCGACTGCTTCGACGACGGCCAGCCGCCCGATAGCGAGCGCGTCCTCGTACTCGAAGCGGTATGTACCGTGGACCCGGATCATGTACGTGACCAGCGGCAGCGCCCGGCGGATCATACGCTCACGTTCCTGCTTCGTCACAGTGTCCCCAGCTGTTCAAGGCCACTTGTCGTTCTTGCTGCCATTGCAGTGCCCGCATGCCGGCCGCAGATTCGATGGCCAGTTACTCCCTCCTTTTGAGAGAGGCTTGACGTGATCGATTTGCTCCCACGGGCTTCCGCACATCCAGCAACGTCCTCCATAATAGGCAACTCGCTGAGCGACTTTCTCAGCTGTAGCATGTCCTGGAGCGCCAGCCTTGCGACCACGGCGGATTGCCTCAAGAGCCGTGCATCGTTCCCGGTTGCGACGCTTGTATTCTGAACTGCTGACTTTGGCTCTATCACCGTGCAGTTGCCTGTATTTGCGTGCTTCCTCACGTCGATCTCCACGGCGGGCGTTTGATTTCTTGGCGATGTGTTGAGCCGCTTCAGGATTCCTAGCTTTCCAAGAGGCGACCACGACACCGTGACATCCCCGGCAATTCCCATAGAGCCCATCACGTCGTCGTCGGTCTGTGTAGAAAGCCGTCGCCGGTTTGACAATTCCACAGTGTGCACACCGCTTTTCCGTGGGGGAAGCAATGGACTCTCGAGCCACGTTGGCGTGAGCGGTGGCTGCATTTGCCTCTCGATAGCACTGCTTGCAGTAAGCTTGGAGCCCATCGTGACGTCCTCTATGTCGAGAGAACTCGGCGATGTCGAGAGTGCGTTTGCACCGTATGCACTGCTTTGTTTCCACATAACTATTATACCATTCACAGTGCGCCTAGTCTCTCCCTGGTAGGAGACCGCTTGGCCGATGTGGTCGCTACGTGTTCTCTGATCTGGGCCTGTCGCGCCATGACCTTCGCATGTGCCAGCTTACGTGCTGGCTCATCAAGTGCCGCCTGTTCAACACGCTTCGCTGCTCGTGTTTGGCGCTCTAGGTATCGCAGGCGTTGGCTGTCTTTGTAGCCCTGTGGGTCTTCTGTATTGTGCATGGGTTTGGTGATGCCTTCTTGGTAGGCGGATTCACCGTGCCGGCAGTTCGCGTGATGCAGACCAGCAGCTCGTGCCTCTGCTGTCGTTGGATAGCCCGGTGTCTTGCCTGTGATCGACAAGACTTTTCCTTCCCAGATACGACAGCTAGGGGCACTCCTTTGGTGCATCGCTCACTATCACGAGATCGATGTCATTGGCGATGAGACGGTCCTCTGCTCCTTGAACCGCAGCCCTTCCACATGCTGTTCTCATCGCCATTTCCGTGTAGCTCTCAAGGGTCCAGCCGCGCCCGGCGCTGTCAATGAACCCCTTGATGCCGGCCCGAGCGAAGCGGTCGAGCGCCGACTGACAGGCACCGCGCAGCGTCTGCGTGCCGAGTAGCACCTGTTGGCTGGACTCGGCGACGATCGAGCGGTAGGCGTCCTGCGTCATGCGGAGTATGCCCCGGTGCGTCGCCGTGACGTTCGCCAGCGTCTCGGCGGTCAATGCTTCGACGGCGCGCAAGCCGGCAAGTGGTTCGACGGGCGGGACACCGGGCTTGAGCCGCGCGATGTCTTCGACGGCGCTCATGCCCCCGGCCTCGTACGCCTTCGTCAGCGCCGTCTGGACGCCGGTACGGGCCTGGGCTTCGAGGTCACGCAGGAGCAGCTCGCACTCGCGCTTGTACGCCTGTATCTGGAACAGCTTCGCTTCGGCCCAGCGCGGCCCGTCGATGCCCTGCGCCAGCCGCTTCGCCATGCGCGTGATCATCTGCCGCTCGGCCTCGGCGTACACTTCGACGAGGTCGGCGGCGAGGTGCTCGGCGAGGGCGGGAGAGACGGGCATCAGGCCGTGCGCCCCGCGTTCCCTACGACGATCAGCCGCGAGCGCGCCTTGGCCCGTTCGGCCTCTTCGGCAAGCGCGGCAGCTTTCAGGTCCAGCTCGGCAGCATGTGCCTGGCACAGGTGCGCCGGCATGTCCACGTGCGCGACCTGGGCCATGACCGGCTCCCCGTTCGGTCCCGGCTGCGGCGCCATGACCGGCAGGCTGACGGTGCGCGAAACGGCGTCCTTCTCGGCGACCGCCTCACCGCAGACGATGCAGTGGACGTGTGCGGGTAGTAGGTTGGTCATGGAGTCCTCCCCTGTTTCGTTCACGCCACCGGGCCGATTTCCGGCACCGCCAGACCCATCTCGTCACGGATCAGCGCGACCTCGGCGTCGATGCGGTCGTCGTCCCAGTCGGGGTGCAGCGTCCGCACCTTTGTCGCGGTCGACATCGCGCCGGCACGGGTCGCGGCGTCGACCTCGTCGGCGCGTTCCTTCGGCGTCGGCGCCTCGGGGTCGACCCACGTCGTGCTGATGCGCTGCTTTACGTCGAGCGTGCCACTGCCCCAGACGTTGTGCAAGCGCCGCCCGATCGCCATGACGTCTTCCCAGGCGTTGCCGAAGCACGTCTGCCGGTCGGCGATCTTCGCGTTGAGGCCTTCGCGCTGTTCCTTCAGGGTGCCGGCCGCAGCGACCTGCCCGGTCAGCTGGAAGAAACTCAGCGGCGTGCGGCTGACCTTGCCGATATCCGCCGTGATGGAGTCCTTCAGCGCGATGAGGCCGTTGAGATCACCAGCCGGGATCGACCCGAACGAGGCTGCCGGGTCGGTCGACCACCAGATGATACCCGGCGCGACCGTCTTGCCGGTGCCGTCCCAGCCGGTGCCGGTGAAGATCGGGAAGCCGTTCGTGTCGGCGGCACCGAGCAGGTCGAGCACGGACTTGTTGCCGGCGTTGGACAGCGGCACGACGTCCTCGAGCTCCGACTCGCCGTAGCTGTAGCCCTGGTCCTTGTTGCGCCAGTGGACAACAGAGATGCCCAGCGGCTGCCCGCCGGCACGGCCGGTGTCGGTCCACGGGATCGGCCACTCCTCGCCAGGCTCCCCGTACGGTTGCCAGGCACCGCCGCGGCCGTAGTCGGTGTACTTCTCGATACGGTCCGGGTAGTACAGGTTCGTGCGCTTCGTCGTCAGCGCCTGCCCGCCCTGCCCCGGCTCGTTGATCGTCCACCGTTTGATGGCGACGACGGGGTAGCGTCGGCGCTCATCGCTGTAAACAAGATGCAGGCCTTCGGAGCCATCGTACGCGTTCTCCTGCGTGAAGCGTGGCATCTTCTCTTCGTTGTCCCACTCAACGAGGACGTACGTGTCGCCGTCGCGGACGGCGGCCGTGTGCACGACACCCTGCTGGGCGTCCATACGGTTGAACTCCCACCAGGCCGCAGTGAGTTCGGCCAGCATCTTGTCCTTGCCACAATCGAAGCTCGCGACCTTCAGCTTCTCGGCGAGCGCGTCGACGACGATCGGGCAGAAGTTCAGGCTGAACTCCTGCGAGTCCTGGAGTTCGAGGAACTTGCGGATACGCGCCGTGAGCTGGGCGGCGTGCTCGCCCTCGTAGTAGTCGCGGAACATCTTGTACTTCTCGAACCGCTCCGCCTCCTGGCCTTCGAGCCAGGTCAGGTAGGCGAGCTGCACGAGCTCGATACCTTCCGGTTCCGCCTGCTTGAAAGCGGGTAGGACGACGGCCATCTCAGGACTCCTTTGCGAGTGTGGCCATCACGGCCGGTCCTTGGCTGCGAGCGTCGCGCTCACGGGGTCGCTGTTTCAGCTGCGCACTTGGCAGCGTTTACACGGCGGGTGATCCAGGCTTTGCGGCAACGCTCCGCCTTCTTCTCAGGAGTCATCTTAGCAGCGCCACGCCGAGCACTCGCTGAGCGTTCTTCAGGACTTCGTTGCGCGGCGGCTTTCTTTAGCCCGGCAACCCTCCGCGCTCGCTCCTCGGGATTATCCCAGCCTTGCTTACGGATGGTACTCATCTTTTCCCGATAGTCTGGGTCTTTCCACATCTCGGCCCGACGCGCTGACAGTCTTTCTCGATACTCAGGATCACGCCATGCAGCCTTGAGCTTCTCCCGAACTTCCGGAGATTGCACTCGCTCTGTCATTCTCTCGATGCACATCTTCATCCACTCTGGATCAGCGCGAAGTTCCCGTTGTCGTTCTACGTATTTTGGGTCCTGCCACGCTCTGCTGGCGCCCTCGCTAGCAATTCTTCGCCCCTCATCTGAGCGAATGTACGTGAGCATCCGCTCTCTAGCTACAGGATCGTTCCAGACCTGCTTGAAATGCTTCGAGGACATCTCTTTCCACGCTGAAGTATCCCACTGTTCCTGCCGCCTCATCGCCACCCACTCAGCATCCTCATGCTTGGCTTTGTTTGCAGCCGAAACCTTCTCTCGAAACCCAGGCCTCATCCACGCCGCCTTGACACCAGCGCGCCGTCTTTCCTCGCCCTCTGTAGAAAGACCGATTACCCCGTCACCGCCGACTGTCGCGTTCGTCAACTTGTGTCCAGCACGCCGATACCAAGCGATCCAATACCGCTCTCGTTCTTGCCACACATCCTGTTCGCACTCCTCGATCACGAATGGAAAGGGGAATGGGTCGATTTCACGGAGTTGCACTTTACGTATCCAGCGGTTCTTGTGAGTGTTTGGATTTCCCTCAATGGAACAATGGCGGCGCCATCGTGCGGCTACATCGTCAGCTTTCCCTATGTAGCGGACATGATAATCGCGCCGTTCATCATGCAAGTCCACAAGCGCATATATGAATGTAGTATTACGCATATTTTTCCATCCCCGACTTGTGCACCGCGACGGCCAGCTTCGCGAACGCACCGCTGCTGGCGTCGACCTGGTCGTCGTGAACGTCCCTCTTGTCGTCGCCGGTGAACGCCGCCAGCTCGGACAGGTACGCCGCGTTCCATGCCCCTTCGATCAGCTTCACGTTGCCGACCTCGCACTGCGCCGCGAACGGGTTGGCGCGGACGCGCTTCGAGCCGGTGACCGTCTCGGCGTGGACATCATACCCGGCCAGCTCGGCAATAGACCGCAGGGCCGATTCCTTGCCGCCGGAACCGGGTTCCTGCTCAAGCCAGATACTGTAGCGAGGGCAACTGCGTGCGTCCTCGGCGGCCTTCTGCTGCATGACCGTGTTGCGCGCCGCCCACGACCACTGGCCGCGGACGACGTCGAGGATGAAGAAGAGCCCGGCGCCCCTGCCCATGAGCACGCCGGCCGACCAGTCGCCGCCGCCCTCGGTCGCGGCCTTGTCCCAGTACCGTACCCAATGCGTGAGGAACGCCGGCCGATCGGGCAGCGTCGTGCCGAACCATTCGCGCTTGAAGCAGTCGCCCTGCGGGAGCACGTCCCAGTTGCCTTCGAGGTACTGGGCTCTGGTGACAGGGTCCAGTTCGGCAAGCGACTCAAGGTACGACTCCTGATCGACGTATGGGTTGTCCGGCAGCCGCGCTGGGACGAACACACGATCATCTGACCTGTGCGGTAGCACGAAGCGTGCCTTGACCCAGTCATGGCCTACGCCGCCGGGATTGCTCGCCGAACGCACATACAGCGGCAGGTCCGATCCTTCGAGACGGTTGAGGCGTGAGAACATCCACGTGTACTGCCATTCCGTGAACTGCGTCAGCTCATCGAAGCCGATGAAGTGGTAGTCGCTGCCCTGGTACTGATAGACGTCCTTGTCATTGTCGCAGTAGCCGAAGGTGAGCGTCGCGCCACTCGGGAACTGCCACTGATGCAGCTGCCCGTCCCAGTGCGCCTTGCCGGACAACCACTCGTGCGACCGGGGGATGAGCGCGTACGGCTTCGTGAGATCGGCGAAGGTCCGACGCAACAGCAGGGCGCTGTAGCCGGGCGTGTCGACGTACTTGAGCGCCGCCATGAGCAGAGCGTCGGTCTTGCCTCCACGTGCCGCGCCACCGTACATCGCCTCTTTGCAGGTAAGCGCCAGGAACTTGACCTGTTGCTCGTTACGCTTCGGCCACTCGGGGCTATGCAGCGACCAAGGGTAGCGTCGGCGCTGAATCTCAGCAAGGATCGACTCAAGCCGGCGCCGCTCATTTCCTGAGAGCCGCGTCACGGGTGATCCGATTGGCTTCGGCGATGAGGTCTTCGTCGCTACGGTCGGAGTAGTCGTGGCGCACCTCCTCGCGGCTAGTGGACTCGCCCTGTTCGAGCCGCAGCTTGTCAATCAGGATGCCACACGATGTCGCGAACTCCCGACACACACTCGCCGGCGGCTTGTCGATCGTCACCTTTACCGGCGTCGCCCCCGAGCCGACCCAGATGTCCATGCCTTCGGCCATGCGGTCGAGCATCTCCTCGGCACGTTCGGCGAGTTTGACACGGATGCGGGCACGGCGCGCGGTAAGGCAAGCGTTGGCCGTTTCGGTCATGGCTTTACTGTCCGCCCCGGTATGTACCCCGTGCAACTTCGCCCAGTCCTTCAGCGTCCTGACCGGCATCTCGTACAGCCGCGCCGTCGCTGCCGGACCGTCGGACTCGTAGACAGCCAGGGCTTCTGCCTTGAAGTCGTCCGTGTAGGAGCGTTTCGCCATGGTCCGCCTACTGTACCGCCGATTCCCGTTCGGGGCAAAGCGCCGCCACGACAGCCAGCCTGTAGCCCAGCCGGTGATCTATGAACCGGCCGCGTGCCGTGGCGATCGCCCACTCCTGAAACTCCTCGTCGGTGGCTTCGGCGAGGTCGACCGTGACCGTGTGCGTCGGCGCGTGCTTGGCCTTGCCGATCCGGCGCTTGACCGTGAACGTGACGGCGTGCAACGGGGTCGTGTCGATCATCGCATACCTCTCTTCCGCACCTTTGTCTCCTTGATGTGCTCAAGAAGCAACTTGCGCAACTCCCCAACTTCCTCCTCTACCATCTCCAGAGTCAGCGGATGACACACCGGACAAATCGCCGCTCGCGCCATGTCAGCGTCCGGCGGGTAATTACCGATGATAGCCGTCACGTCGTCCCAACACCGTACTGATGCTACCTGCCACTGATGCCCGTTCTCGCACTCAAGTAGGACCTTCTGCGCAGTCCCTTCGATCTTCGCTCCTAGACTTATACGCGTGCCCATCACTGCTCCTCCGCTAGTCGGTACGCGACCGCCGCTTCGACGATCCGCTCGATACCTTCGTGATTACTGACGTTGCGTAGTGTCTGTCGCCAGGCCGGTGCCCAGTCCGGCCCGAACATCCGCAGCTCGAAGCAGTGCACGCATTCGAGCCCCGGATGGTCGAACCCGCCGACCAGGTCACGGCACGTGTTGAGTTCCCGGCCGCAGACGCGACACGTGAACGTCTCGGCGCAGCGGCCCTCGTCGCAGGCATGGCAGGTCATGCTATCCGCTTTCCTGGAATGGGGTTATCCCGTATTCCTTCAAAACCTTCGAGAATCGGTGCCGAATACGACGACCAAGGCTGCCCCACATAGTTCATCTCAATCACAAACTGTCTGGCGCGTAGCCGACATAACGCCCGGATTGACCCCGGTGTCCGGCCAGATCCAGACGACGGCACTGGCATCGGCACAAGATCAAAGACATCATCGGTCATTCATCTCCCTCCCTCATCAGCCATCTCCTCCCGTGCACCCAGGCGTCCTTCACGTGCGGCCCCTTGCCCGGCTGTATCTCTCCGTGTGCCCGCAGGATCGCCGCGGTCGGCCGCTTGATAGCCGGCGGCTGCTCGACGAACTCGATGCCCCGGGCGCGGCAGTACTCGCGCACGACGCCGATCACCTCTACCGTCCCGAACGCGCTGCCGATCTGCGCCTTCGCCGCCGTAGCAGCCAGGCGGAAGGATTCGCAGACGACAACGTCCCACTCCATCCCAACGCCCCCGAACAGCGCCCGGCCGACGTCCAGCCAGTCGAACAGTTCACGCGGCTTCTTCTCGGCCGTGTAAACCACCGCGCCGTCGACGAAGACAGCCACGCCGCAATGGTCCGAGCCGGGGTCTATCGCGAGTAGGGTGGTCACGAGGTCGACCCCCCGTGCTGGCGCCAGTAGGCTGGGCCTAGCGGCCTCCCGTTCGCCGTGAATTTCTGCCTTCGCGTATCCCACTTCACAACCACGCCCCGTCGCTGAAGCCGGTATATGTGCGTCTGCCCGGCGGTGCCTATCCGGTCCCACTCTTTAGCTTCACTCTTGGTCATGAGATTCTTCACCGAACACCTCCATTTCGCTCCCGAAGGGTCTACCATTACAAACTCTCTCTCTATACGCGTTCACGCCTACGTAGTACCCTATTCCCTCGTATAGTCTACTTTCGTATATAGACCCTTCGACCCTTCGAAAACACATAAAGTACCTGGAAATCACGTACGAAGGGTCCCCCCGAAGGGTCCCATTTTCCGAAGGGTCCCCATCCTTCGGCCCGAAGGGTCCTCCGAAGGGTCCTCCACCGCTCACAGCGGCACCCCGAGCTGCGAAAACTCCTGCCCGACGAGTTCCATATCGACGACCGTCGACCGGCGCGTGACGGGGTCTTTCCCGATCGTCAAGCCGTGCTCTTTAAGCCGCTGCGAAAGCGTGTTCGCCGCGAGAGTCTTCGTCCCGTTGCCTTCTGACCAGGAGCGGTAGACGGGGTACACGGCGTCGGCGAGCGACACCGAACTGCCCGGCACAGCGGTCATCCGCTCCTCGATGAACCGGCCGATTATGTCGATGTCGGTCCGGTACTCGGCTGTGTCCATCAACACCGAAATCGGCGGGTCGAGCCCCCTCGTCTGCCAGTCCGCATACCCCTTGAGCATCCAGTTGAGCACGCCCGGCAGCTCCCCGGCGAGTCGCTCCATTATCAGGGTGTCCTGGTCCGGGTCGGGGATCGTGTAGTTGAACCCGAGCTTCAGGAACCGGCGCCAGAACCCAACGTCGGCACCCTCGAGCCGAGGTAGGTGGTTCGTCGAAAGCAGCAGGCTGAACTGCGGCCGGTACACGACCGGCTTCGAGGCGTACAGGTTCCTCGGCGTGACTTCCTCGCCGCCGGTGTAGAGCTTCAGCAGGGATTCGTCGAGCCGATGCGAATGCCCGCTCTCGGTCGCGCGTACGAGCCGGGCACCGGCGAGTCGGGTCAGCTCCGGGTGGGGTATCTCGCCGCCCTTCTCGTTGCCCCCGGTACACCACGTGGAGAAGTCGGTGCTCACGGCATACGACCCGAGCACGGCGGCGATCGTCTCGACGGTGACCGACTTGCCGTTCGCCCCGGTCCCGTAGGCGAGCAGGATACGGCAGTTGTCGGTCGGCGCGAGACCCGAGAGACAGCGTCCAGCCCACCGTTGCAAGAACCCGATTGCCGCTCGGTCGCCCTGGAAGATCAGCTGCAGGTGCGCCGTCCAGGTCGGGCATTCGGCCGCGGCGTCGTACACGCAGCCGGCCCGCTTCGTCATCAGGTACTTCGGATCGTGCGGCAGTAGTTGCACCCCGCCGTTCTCCCCCATAGAGATCACTCCCTTAGTCGAATTCGTCAGCGCCGGGTCGGCGTCGAACTGTCTCCGCATTCGGCGCAGCGCCGGTTCCTCAGCGGCCAGCTTCAGCAGGTTCGTAACACCGGCCGCGCTGCTCGAAGCCTTCGCGAACTTAAGGATTCCGGCGCCGATCTTCTCGTCGTCAGCCGCGGCCAGGTGGGCCTCGGCGTAGAGTTCGTCGACGGTGCGGTGGACCTTCTGCGTTAAGATGCAGCTGTCGTCCTCGAAGACACCTTCGTGGTAGGCGAGCCACCCCCCGCCGGGCACCCACGCGACTCGGCCCCCTTCACGCTGGGCGAAGCGCCGCGCGTTGCCACGCTCGGTGTAGACGTCGGCCCTACCGACGGTGCTCGTTGTCGTCGCCTTGTCCTCGCCGGGCTCGCCGCTCGCCGACGCCTCGGCGATATCGACGCGGCCGGTCGCGAGGTCTTCCTTCGGCGCGTACCCGGCGGCCGATTCGGCGATCCCGCGGACCTCGGCGTCGTCGAGCGGCGGTTTACACGATTCGCGGTTCGTCGCGCTGAGGGCGGCATAGATCGCCTTCTCGCCGAGCCCCCGCCGACGCATCGTCCCCGCGAGGCTTATCAGGGTGGAGTTTCGCTGCCCCGCCGGTATCTCGGGGCCGACCGGGCCTGCCGGGGCGCTCGCGTCCTTAGCAGCCGTTAGCAGCGCCCGTAGCGCCCCCGGCAGCGGCGCTATGCGCTCCGGTCCGTGTCCGTCGACGTACTCGTACCCCGGCGACCCGGCCGCGATAACGTATCCGCCGTCGCCCCGCGTATCGATGCCGGGGGCGAGTCGGCCGGCAGTGTTCCCGAGCGCCGGGGTCGGCCCGCTGCCGTTGACGGAGTAGTAGACGTGCATCCCGCCGCTCGGCGTCTCGACGAGCGCCGTCTCCTCGAGCGCGGCGCCGAGCCGTTTCACGATCTCGTGCCATTCGTCGAGTCCGTTCGCCGGTCCCTTCACGTCGAGGTCGACGACGTACAGTCCCGACGCCTGCCCGGTCGCGACGCCGACGAGCGCCCCCGGCCGCTTGGTCCACCATTCGCGTATCTTCGCCGAATCCCGCGTCGCGTCGTGGAACCCGTGCTTCGTCATAGGCTGTTTGTTGAGCTTGCAGGGAAACACCGCCCAGCCACGTGCCGCACAGGCGAGAGCAACGGACAGGGGGGCTACGGCCTCGCCAGTCATCGGATGTCTTCAACCGTGAATACGACTGGTATGCCCATCTCGACCGCGCGGCGGACCTCGGCGTCGACACCCTCGCTGTATCGCCCGTCTGCGTGTGCCGCGGCAACGACGTACACCACGTCCGCGACCTCGAGCCATGCCATCGACCACGCTCGGTACGACTCGACATCGAACGGTCTCTCGCTACCGATGCCGAGCAGCATGTCAGCCGCGGGGCAGTAGCCAGCGAACCCTGCTGCATTGATCTCGCGCCACGCCGTCAGCAGCCGCGCGCAGTTGGCCAGGTACTGCGCTGGCATGTCAGACATCGGCCCAGCGATGTAGACGCGTTTCATGGCGTTGTCACCATGTCGAACGTCATGTGATCCCGAGCCGATTCGGCGATGACGAGGTTGCGACAGGCCGTCTGCCAATACGATCGTTTCAGTTCGATGCCCGTGAAGTGTCGCAGAAGTTTGACGGCCTCATACCCCTCACTGCCGATGCCGGCGAACGGGGAGAACACCATCTCGCCGGGGGCGGACCAGAGTTTGACGATCCGATGAATGACGGGCAGTTGCAGTGGACAGATGTGCCGTTCGTCTGCTGACTCGCGAGCGACAGCTACATTGAGCACGTCTGTCTCACCGATGCCGTCTCCGTCGGGTGCCCAGTCGGCCGCATACCAGACCGGCCGAGCCCAGCGAATCCACTCCTCCTGCGTGATCCAGCCATCGGGGTTGCCGTACTTCTCTGAGACACCGGCTCGTATCGGGGCCGGGTTCTCGCCGTCCTTGCGGAAGTGCAGGACCCAATCAGGCAGGGCGACATGCATCATGCTGGAGTCTGTCGCCAACGTCTTGAACAGCAGCCCGCGATCCTTTGTGCGGATCACTTTGACCTGCGGATTCTTGTCGATGGTGATCTCGCCGTAGTAGCGCCAGCCGACAGCGCCCATCATCTCGATGACACGGCCGCGAAAGTCCTTGAGTCCAGCGAATCCGTCTGAATTGATGTGAGCGACATACTGCGTCAGATGCACAAAGCACGATCGGCCCGGCATCGAGACGCGCAGGAGCTCTGGGGCGAGGTATGCGAAGTGCTCCATCATGTCTTCGATGCTTGTCGAATTGCCGATGTCACGGACACTGTTCGAGTAGGTGTACATGCCGGGAAACGGCGGCGAGAACACCTGCAACGCCATCGACTCATCGGGCAGCGTCTTTGTGACTTCGACGCAATCCCCGAGATGCATCGTCCAGGTATTCCCTTGCTCGCAGTCGACTTCGTACGCGGCCTCCTGCCGCTGTGTCTTGAGTCTCACCGAAGACTTTGTGTGATCGACGATGCCATCCATGAGGCGCATCGCATCGGCCTCCTTGCGTTTGATGTTGGCGACCACCGCACCCTCAGCATCGGATGTGACGACATGAGCGACGACCTTCTCGTTCTGTCCGAATCGCCAGCAGCGCCGCAGAGCTTGGTAGAACGCCTCGTAGCTATCCGAGAGGCCGACAAAGACCATCTCCGCACAGTGTTGCCAGTTCATGCCGAACCCGGCGATGCTGGGCTTGGTGACGAGCACACGGATATCCCCGGCAGCGAATCCGAGCATGCTACTGACTTTGTGTTCTATCGAGTCGGCGCCCTTGACCTCGACAGCATCAGGAATTGCTGCCGTCAGCGCCGCCGACTCC